TTTTGTATCACTAAAAAACCGCCAAACACCCCCCTCGTTCTCCGAATCACCATTTTCTCCGATTTTTGAAAGTTCCTCTCAGGACCCTCCAACTCTCGGATTACGGCTGAACCTGCTTCACTGTCATACTCTCCTCCACCCCATTGATATGCGCACCATATATATCACGGCGACTAATGAATACACATCTTGCTTTTTCTTCCTTCTTTTCCTTCACCCACGCCATATTCTTTCTTTTACTTATCCAACATAGCAAAAGAAAGCATCAATTTTATTGTGCTGGATTAGGTATAGGTGTTAATCTTTCTACTCCTTCCGATCCATCATAAAATACAGTTGAAGCCCTTCCTTGAACAGGCGGATGTCGCTCAACAGTTTCCGAGCAGCCCCTTTCGTATCCTGACGCCGATAAGAGGAAAATAACCATATGCTCTGATTATGTGCTTTCCAGCGACAATACTGTTGATAATCGGAACAGAGGGTGCGATAAATATTAAAGAGTTCCTGTTTGTAGGTGCGTCTCGATTCATCCGTTCCAGGACAGGAGGGAGGGGAAGATACAGGAGTAAAGGAGTCATCAAATACGAGTTCCATCCATTTTAACAGGCGGTCCATCTGGAGAAGGTCTAGTTCACGTTCATCATCTGGTTCATTCGGAAGAGGAGTACTCTTTGGAACAGGATAATACGTTAGTATGCGGTGGAATTGACTCATCATGATAACACCAAGTTGTTTCATCAGAAATGCATATAGCACCTCGGAGGAAAGGGGGATGGTCATATTTGCTTTTCTCTAGAAAAACATTTTTAGGAGTAATCCATTTGCGTTTTTTACTGTTCTTTGTATTCTATTCAGAAATAGAACATGTTAATTTCATTTGAAGAAATAGATACTGTATTGAAACAGCATGATATTCATATTACGGGTGCATTACATATTGGAGCACATGAATGTGAAGAAATGGGGTTTTACGAACGCTTAGGATTAAAACATGATGACCTCATATGGATAGATGCCATTCCCTCTAAAGTAAAAGAAAACACAGAGAAGGGAATATCCAATGTATATCACGCAGTAATTGCCGATGAAGATGAGAAACAAGTAGATTTTCATGTTTCAAATAATATTCAATCCTCCAGTTTATTGGAATTTGGAACACATTTACACGAGCATCCCCACGTTATGTATGTTGATAAATTATCTATGAAAACAACAACAGTTGATACTTTCTTTAAAGAAAGAAAATGCGATCCGTCTCATTATAACTTCTGGAATTTTGATATCCAAGGGGCTGAATTAATGGCATTGAAGGGTGCAAAAGAATCAATAAACTGTGTAAAAGCAATGTATTTGGAAGTGAATGAAAGAGAATTATATAAAAACTGTGGAATGCTAGAAGAGGTAGATAAATTCCTCTCAACTTATCATTTTAAAAGGGTGATTACTCGGATGACTTGTCATGGATGGGGAGATGCTCTCTATCTTATGCTAGGTTGATGTTACAGCGTCGTTCGGACATACTGCCACCCCATATCTTTACAGATAAGTTCCCATGTTTTGTCCTGTAAATACAGTTTATCCCTGTTCTTTAACAGAGGAAAACAGGCCAAGTACTCATCCATCTCTAGCAGTTCACAAAACTTGTACAGGACGTATCCATATGACAAAAAGTTCCTGCGTCCCTTCGGGCAATGCTTTTTAAAAGAGGGCTGGATTTCCCGAAACATATGACGAAGTTTCTCTTCGTCTTCTCGGGACATAAATGGCGCATTTTGACCATTGAGACGATTAATGATATGCGGAATATGCTCATAATATTTGGAACATTTCATCTTACGCAGAATCTCTCTGAGTTTTGTTGGCTTTAGGGAGCCCATATTCGTAATGCGCTCCTTCTTCAGTTGAATTAAGATATCATCATATATCTCCTGTGGAATCTCTGTACTCTCTTTGGCCTGAAACTGTGCGAGCCATTCATTAAAGTGATTAATCTTCTTATAAGCATAATAAGACACTTCACGGGGCGGGTCCTTATAAGATGGTTTATCGGAATCTACCAGGATAAACTCTTGATAACCACATTTTGAACAGGTTAGATTTGCTTCGTTAAGACACATAATCATTTCGCTGTTACATTTACTACAAATTGTCCAAGGGTCATCGTATATATCAGCAGAAGAGCGGACCATAGAGGGGTCTTCTAGTTGGAGATATTCATTGAGAAGTTGATTACGATGAAGACCAGGGGTTTCCTCTTTCAACATTTCTGTCTTTTTGTCGGACAGGGGAGGAACAGATACAGTCTTTTCCTGTGACCGCTTTTCATCCTGTGCGACTTCTTCCAATAGAGCCAGAATAGAGCCAGGCTTTGCCTTATTAGACCGATAGGTTGTTGTTCCGCCTTGTTGGATTTGGTCCTGTACTTCATAATACTGTGATAAAATGTCACCTGTACGTAAAAAATAGTCCATTAGTTCCGTACCATTTTCAATCACCTTAATCTTCTTCTCGAGTTGTTCCCCATCGCGCTCCAATCGCCAGCGCTCAATATCAGAGGTAGCCCCATCCATCGTTTGACGAAGTTTTACAAGGTCTTTTTTGTATTGTGTAACTTGTTTCTGGTCATCTAGCATTGACTGTACTTTTTGCTGATGAATTGCATCCAAGGTGGTCCGTGCCTCGGGATTACTACGTTTGGAAGTCTTAACTTTGAAGAAGGCACTGTCGCTCATTGCGCTATGAGGCGGGACGTGTATTTAAATGCCTGTTATGGCGTCGTCTGTAGATATACTTGATGTATATCTAATTGAAGATGATTGAATCACCCTGTTTTATTGAATATCGTGATATATAATGCTTACTTTAAAAGAAGAAGACTACATAAGTCAAATACATACGATTCTTTCTAAAATAGAAGAAATATCCCCGGCTCGTGTGTTTCTATTCAGATTATTTTCTGATTCTTAAGTATAAGCAATTTTTAGCCCATGACTGGAGGAGGATTGATGCAGCTAGTCGCCTATGGCGCACAGGATGTTTACCTGACTGGTAACCCACAAATCACCTCGACACAATAAGGGGGTTGAAAAGCGTCCGGCAGATGATAAAAGGGTATACTCATCTGATAAAGTCCGTTAGTGGTTCCCTAACCATACCACAGTCGCTAGTGTCTCTATCAAGAGATGCAACATCGTCAAATTGCTGGAACATCCTAAAGTTTTTACTACCAAGTGGTCAATGAAAGTTGGCCATGGCCGAGAACTCCTCGGGTAAGGTGACAATGTAAAAAATTGATTCGTAAGATGAAATGGATAATCAGCAGCCAAGTTCTTCACGTTATATATTCAATTGCCGAACAATGGGTTTCATATATTGTATTACTTCTCCATCAAATAAGCGTTATATTGGTCAAACCATTCGTGATCCAAATAAGCGATTCAAGGAACATTGCCGTCTTAGTGGCGGATGTATCTTATTGCAAAATGCTATAAAGAAATATGAAGAATCTAATATGAAATTTGAAATACTCCTACAAATAAACAATGAGCTATTAAATGAGTACGAAGATAAATTTATTGCGATATACAATACGCTTGAACCTACTGGGTATAATATACGACAGGGTGGGTCAAACTCCGTATTTAGTGATATTGCAAAAGAAAGGATGAGACAAAGTAAATTGGGCGACAAAAATCATAATTTTGGTAAACCTCGTTCTGATAAAACAAAAAAAGCGATTTCAGATGCAAAATGTAAAGAAAAGCATCACTTCTACGGTAAAGAGTTATCAATTGACCATAAGAAGAAATTATCAGAATCTCATAAAAAGTATGATAAATCGTTACCAATCTATATTGCATATATTAAAGAAAGGCCAAAATTCTATCAGGCTTCAGGATATGCTGTAGTTAATCATCCCTCACTCAAGACTCAATACTTTACAAGTAAAAAATACTCATTGGAAGAAAAATTACAACAGGCAATTAAATATATTCAGAACGTATGAATGCAGTTCAGAGACTAAATGGTGATGGGTAGTGCGTCAAGCATTGCTTAAGTTATAGTCCAATCCCTCAGAAGTGACGATTTTAAATAAATGTGTTTTTTGGTGTGAAACACATACTTCTCAAATATCCCGAAAGGGAGGGTATTAACGTCTTTAAGGTCGTTTATCGTCGTCACACCAACTTTGCCATGGAGTCCATTGAGAACCCTTTCAATGGTGCCCCTAACTTCGGCAAGAAGGTGACTTGCACCATCCAGCGCAATGGTGACTTGATTCATCGTATGTACCTGCAGGCCACTCTGCCCCAGGTTGCTCTGCAGCCATCCGACGGCTCGGGCGCCCAGTTCCGTTGGTTGAACTGGATCGGTCACAATCTCATTGACTACGTTGAGATTGAAATCGGTGGTCAGCGCATCGATAAGCATTACGGTGATTGGCTCCATATCTGGAACGAACTGACTCAGGAGCCTGGTAAGCAAGCCGGTTATGCCAAGATGGTCGGTAACGTCCCAGAGTTGACTAACCTCCTGTACCAGGGTGGCTCAGCGTGCGACAATGATTGCTATGGTGGCGAGCCTCTGACCTCAGAGGTTGTTACCTCGTGCGCTCCAATGTACACTCTGTACATTCCTCTGCAGTTCTGGTTCTGCCGCAACCCAGGTCTGGCTCTGCCCCTGATTGCTCTGCAGTACCACGAGGTCCGCATCAACTTGGAGTTCAACTCCTTGAACAACCTGTGCTGGGATTACTCGAACTCGTCAGACCCCCACGCCATTCGCAACCGCGTTGGCCAGTGCGGTCTGGCTGCTGCCTCCCTGTACGTGGACTACATCTACTTGGATACCGATGAGCGTCGTAAGTTCGCCCAGGTCTCGCACGAGTACCTGATTGATGTCCTGCAGTTCACTGGTGGTGAGTCCATCACCTCTTCTGCTAACAAGCTGAAGTTGAACTTTAACCATCCATGCAAGGAGTTGGTGTGGGTCGTCCAGCGTGACTCATTCGTGTCGTGCGATGACAACGTCATTAACCCATGGAAGGGTCAGCAACCATTCAACTACTCAGACTGGTGGGATCGCTGCGTGCTGGAGTCTGGTTACTCCGTCACCCGTGTGGAGGGCATGGCTGGTCGCAACCCAGTCATCACTGCTCTGTTGCAGTTGAACGGCCACGACCGCTTCCAGGTCCGTGACGGCAACTACTTCAACTTGGTTCAGCCGTTCCAGCATCACACCAACATCCCCGCTGTCGGCATCAATGTTTACTCATTCGCCCTTCAGCCTGAGCAACATCAACCCTCGGGATCTTGCAATTTGTCGCGTATTGACAACACTACCCTGTTGTTGACTGTCTCGAACAACGCTGTTGGCACTAATCTGTCATCGAGCGTTCGAGTTTATGCCACTAATTACAATGTGCTGCGTGTTATGTCGGGAATTAACTACTGGTTACAGATGACGACCATGTGTCTTTGGACACATATGGTTCTGATTCAGCATACCGCCTGTTCCCAAAAGCTAGCTGCCTCCATCCACACGGAGGGTAAACAGTTTTTCTAGCTAGTGGCCATGAGAATGGCCGCAAGACAACCTGGTTGCGGGAAACCCCTAACAGCCTTTGCTACTACCTCCTATTTGGAAACATATAGAGGAATCCAGGGTAATGACCTCGGACATAGTAAAAACGCAAAGGATTGGGCAATCCGCAGGCGAGTTCCTAAAGCCGCTATGATAGGCAATGGAACCGTCTCAGAGACTGCAAAGGTGTCGGTATTCAATGAAGGCCTAATCAGCCCGAGAATGCTTAAGGTACAGTCCAGCAATTATCGAAAGATAATTGATCCCGCGGGGCGGGTTGGCTTATAGCAACTAAGCCATTTTACTTGTTATTTATGTTACATTCTTATAGAAAAATATTAAATATAGTTTTAACTGGGTAGACCATGTAAAACGATAATTAAATTTGCTCACACGTATCAAGAAATGTCTGATTACAAAGAAGAATATCGTTTCTTTCTTATCAAATATAAAATTGAACAACCATCAATTGAATCTAAACCGCATTAATAGCATTCATTAGAATGAGTTCCATTACCGTTGCAACTACCTCTTCCTCTTCAACGTGTCCTGCTCTCATCCAGCAAGGGCCTCAAAAGGGCCAACAATGTGGAAATAAGGCAACAAATATCTATTGTGTCAAACATATTCGCCAAGTGGTTCACGATAAAGCAAAAGTAGAGAATGTACGCTATTGTGACATAGCGCGTGGTTGTTATGTGGCACTCGACGAACATCAAGCCAAGTGTACGAACTGTCTGCGAAAGGCACAAATCTATGATCGTAAACGCCATGGAAAAAAGCGAGCGGATTCAACTCTTTGTCTGGATTGTGGAAACCTTCTTACCTCTGAATCCCAGGCAAAGGGACAACACGACCGTCTTCTGCGCCGTTGTGTACCCTGCTACGAGAAGCTCAAACAAGTAGAACAAGAACGCAAACCACGAGAACGGAATTACAAGGCGGAAGCCTTTACTAATAAGAATGTTATATGGAATCACTATGTTAAGGGTGCTAAGAAACGTGGTATACACTTTGATCTTACTAAGACACACTTTGAGTTGCTCATCCTACAGCCATGCTTCTACTGTACTCATTGTACAGAAGGAGAAGTAAATGGAATTGACCGATTAGACAATAATAAGGGCTATATAGAAGATAATGTGGTGTCATGTTGTAAATTCTGTAATCTGGCGAAAGGGACGCAGCATCCTCAAGAATTTATAGATAAACTTCATGCCATATCTATGTATCGCACAACAGGAGCTCCAATCTCTTCTGAAAAAGTAGAGTTATGGAAGACGACATATCTTTCAAGAATCGTACCATCCTATCGTACATATGCTAAAAACGCTACATCTCGTACAATATGCTTCTCGCTTACAGAAGAAGAATTTGCTCAGATTATTCAACAATCATGCTATTTATGCGGTCTATCCACATCGGACCATAATAATAATGGAGTGGATAGGGTAAATAATGATGAGGACTATATACTAAATAACTGTAAGGCTTGCTGCGGACATTGTAATCTTACAAAGAAGGATATTGAACTAAATATATTGTATCGTATAGCGGATCAGATATCGTTGCGATATGATGAACTTACTGCACTATTCATAGGAAAGACGATTTCCACACGTATCTCAAAGATAGAGCCTCGCAAGAGTGTGGATGGACCGCTTATTACTAAAGAGCCCATTCCTATGGAATATAAATCAATGGAGGAGGTCGTACATAGTATTAAAACTGTACCAAAAGAAATTAAAGATCTGCTAATTGCTAAGCCATTTAATCATGTACCTGTAAAGCAATGGAAAACCAAACAAATCTACCGAGTCATCCAAACTGGTCAGGAAAACGAATACAAGGCCTTCTGTGAAGAAAACAATGATATGTCTCTCCTTCTCACCTGGTCTACAGATTGGGCACACTTTGTCCTCTCTGTCAATGGAAAATCAGAGGAAGAAGCAACCCCTATTATCACCGCCTTTGTTGAGAATCTCCGTCGTATCCGACACAATAAACTGTGTTTTGACAGAAATGCGGGTATCATAGAGAAAGATGACCGACAGCAATGGCCTGCTACTACTGTAGTTCGTGCCTTCTTAGACAATAAGATGGAACGATTCAAGGCATTTACCGAAGCTTCTACAGATGAAGACCCATCAGACCCAAAATGGATTAAACGTTGGACGGCATTTATTGCCGCACTACATTCAGTTCGTGACCAACCTGGTGCGCTAAAAACTATTTGTAGTAAGTTTATGACGGCACAACGTACAAAGAAGTATCGTCATCATCTAGTTGCGAGTACGAAGGTGTAACATGGGAGCGGTCGGTGTTACTCTTTGCTTATATGATAGCATAAGCAAACCCCTAAAATAACTGTTTTTATATAACATGTTATATCTAGTGATATATAGGTCGGTGTTGCTCTTTGCTCCTCCGTACGGAGGAGCAAAACTATACTTTTTACAAATTCATCATGATATAATGTAATATACAGTATATTTGTGTATGTAATTATTCTATACGGATAATCTTTGTCTTTTGATTGTACAAGTAAAGATAAGGATATAAGGAAATTGCTTTCTCAGACGAGAAAGTAAAAGTAGAGGATGAAAAAGAGCTTGCTAACAACATTAAGCAAAAAAGGTATTGGAAAATTTAACAAGGAGAATGTCCTAATAGAGGAGTTTATATGTAAAGATGATTGTGTTAAGAAGATTAAAATAAGCCAGAAATCACTAGCAAAAGTACTAGATAAACTACTAACATATGATGGATTCTACTTTCGCAACATCGGTCACAAACTCTCCATCTAATCCCCGAGTCCGAGTCTGAGTCCAATCCCCCTCTTCCATCCTCTCCGCCTTAAATAAACAGAGAACATATTGCACAATGTTATGTACTCTGGTTACAGCATTCTATCCCATTCGCTCCAAGTTTCCAGCTCAACAGTATTTGGATTGGGCAAGGAACTTTTTATCACTGGAGACTCCGATTGTACTTTTTACAGAGGAGCATCTTGTCGAACCCTTTCAGTCGCTGAGACCGCCTAACCTCCCACTTCATATTATTACCCTCCCTTTTTCTGACCTGGAAACATGGTCCGGTGATTATCCCGCAAAATGGCGTCATCAGCACACTCTTAATCCAGAAGGGCATATACAGGGGCGGTCCAGTGGACATATTGCGCAACAGTCTCCCGAACTATATGCTCTCTGGGCCCACAAACCCTATTTCGTAGAATACGCCATCCATCTAAACCCCTTCCATACAGATTATTTCTTTTGGTGTGACATTGGAGCATTTCGCGAACCCCCTCAAGAGGCGATTCGTCAACGATTTCCTGAGACAAAATGGCTTTCTCCCCGACGTATTCTTATTCAGGCAATGGCCTCCATTCCTGTTCACGAGAAGGCCTATCAAGCCGATGGTATCCGAGGTCCTTCTATTACTCCTGTATGGAATGAGGTCCGATTGGTCGGCGGGCTATGGGGAGGAGGAAAGAACGCCTGTCTTTCCTGGAAACAGGCGTATCATCAAATGTTACAGCAATACCTGTCTTCTGGGAGATATGCGGGAAATGACCAGATGGTTATGTTATCTACTTTATTGGAGAACCCATCCCTTGCGATGGTAGTGAAACCTACGCGACAGGATGTGAATTCGTGGTTTTTCTTAGAGTACCTCCTGTCTTCCCTTGCTGACTTCAAAGCAGACTTGTCCTTTGTCTAGCGTCCTCTCCAGACTTTTATGAGCGCCGAATTATACCCCACCTGTTCTAATTGATACCGAGCGGTAGAGAGATTGGACCACTCCGATTGAAAGGCGGACGGGTAGGCAAGAATGTCTCCAAAATTAGAACAGTTCTCTGTCGTGACAATACCTTCGTGAAACAGGACCAATCCTACAAGTCGTTCTGCCATTTCTCGGTCTTTTCGGTTACGAACCATCATAATCATAGTAGAGAAGAGTTTGTACTTTTGTTCTAATTGTTCCACAACCTCTATCCCGACTACCATTGCTACCCCAAAACAGG